CGACTCCTCCAGCGCCCTCGAACCCAGAGGAGGCGATGAGGTGGGAGCACACGCGCCACCGACGCGCGCTGATGGAAGGACGCTGGCAGAGGTTGCTCGAGGACCGCCTTCAGGAGCAGCTCGGCAGCACGCGACGTCAGGCATGGGGACGCCCCGACCTTTCGGCCAATCCGTTCAAGGTCGTGGCGACTGAACTTTCCACGCTCTATGACGCCGATCCCGACGTAAAGCACAACAGGGCCGGCGATGTCAGCGGGTTCACCGACCTCGTGTCGCGTGCGGCGCTGTGGCCGCAGATGTCTCGCTTTCAGTCGATGACCATCGCGCTGCGCGAGATGTGGATGCGCGTGGACGTCGAGGACGGACGCCTGATCTATCGGCCTGTCCCGCCCGACATGACGATCGCCGAGAGCGATCCGAGCCGGCCGACGATCCCGACGGCCTACGCCGAGGTGCGACTGCGCCATGTGCGTGGTGAAACCGTGTGGGCGTGGGATGTCCTGGACATTCGCGACCCTGCGAACCCGTCCTACACGGTTCGCCTGACGACGGACGATGCGCGCTTCGGTGAGGACGTCACCGAGGAGGTGCTCGGTTCGCGCTTCGATGGGCCGGCCTACCCGTACCGACGCACGCCGCGCGGCGACGAGGTTCTCGGCGCCCCGATCCTTCCGGTCGTGCAGTACCACGCGAGCCTTTACGGCGATCGCCTGTTCGATGCGTACAACGGCGTCGAGCTCTACGAGGGCAGTCTCTCGCTGGCGCTGTTCTACAGCTACTTGAGCCATACCCTGCGGGACGCTTCGTTTCCCCAGAGGTACGCCATCGGCGTCCGCATCGCCGGATCCGACATGGTGGATGGAGGCACGCGAGGCCAGCGCGTCGAGGTCATCAGTGACCCGACGACGATCCTTATGCTGGACGCTGCTATGGAACAGCAACCCCAGGTCGGACAGTTCCTCGCAGGCGCGGACTGTGAAAAACTGGAATCCACGATCAGCAGTATCGCCTACCGATTGGCGACGGATGCTGGCCTTGCCCCGTCCGAGCTCCAGCGCACGAGCGGCAGCGCGAAGAGCGGCTATGCGATCTCGCTTTCGCAGGATGGCAAGCGCACTGCACAGCGCAAGTACGTGATGCAGTTCCGCGACTCTGACGAGCGCCTGATGGCAGTGTCGGCCACGCTCTACAACCGCGCGATGGGGACGCAGTTCCCGGAGGGCGGCTACTCTGTGCTGTACCGCGAGATCCCGCTCTCTCCGGAAGAACTCTCCAGCCGTCGCCAGCATGTGCTCGAGATGCTCGAGGCCGGCCTGATGACCCGCGTGGAGGCTCTCCGTTACTTCGGTTCGCTCTCCGAGGCCGACGCGAAGGCCGCGCTCGAGGCCATCGATGCAGAGAAGGCGCCGACCGTCGCGGAGCAAGAATCGGAGGGTACGAGGCCGGCGCCCGCGCCGCAGGTATCCACTGACGCGCAGCACGGCGAGGACATGGCCGAAGCGGCAGAGGAGATCACCGCGAGCACAGAGGCGATCCGCGCGCTCCTCGCTGGCGATGTGCCGGCGGCTACCCGTCGCGTTCTCGAGGCCGTCGCCGAGAGTCTCGCGGAGGCCGCGGGCTACCTCGGCGTGGCTCCGATGGTCGAGGCCGAGGTCGAGCTCTCCGACGAGGAAGACGACGCCATGCCAGAGACGGAGAGCTGATGCCGTTCCTGTCCGAACGACAGCGCGACTACCTCAAGCGCGAGCATCCGGCCGTCTACCGGCGGTTCCTGCGCGACGAGCGTGCGATGGGTTTTGAGTTGCGCGCGCCCGCTGACGTCGCCGAGGTGGCGAAGCGTGGCCTCGAGGCTCGTGAGCGGTACGGCCGTGGCGGTACGCTCGTGGGTGCGCGCAGGGCGAACCAGTTGGCGAACCGCGAGGTCGTGAGCATCGAGACGATCAAGCGGATGCTGAACTACTTCAGCCGACACGCCGTGGACCTCGAGGCGCCTGCCGCGAGGCCGGGACACCCGGACTACCCTAGCCCCGGCCGCATCGCGTGGGATCTCTGGGGCGGTGCGCCTGGGCGAGCATGGGCACGCCGGCAACTTACTGTTTGGGAGCGCGTTCAGCGCGAGGAGGGCAAGTGAGCACAGAGGAAGGGACTGACACGACGGGCGCAGAGGCTCGTATTCGGCAGCTGGTCGCGCGAGTCAAGGAGCTCGAGGGCCGCGTGGGCGAACTGACGCCGCTCGCCGAGCAGGCCGACAAGTACCGGACGCAGATCGAGGAGGTCAAGGCGCAGAGCAAGGCCGAGCGCGAGGCGCTCCGCATCGAGCGCGAGATCTCCTCGGCCGGCATCACCGACGCCGAGGGCATGGAGTACGTGCAGCACGCCTACAACAAGCTGCCGCAGGAGGGCCGGCCTCCGCTTGCGGAATGGCTCGCTGCGAAGGATGCGCTGCCGAAGGCCGTGCGAGCGTACCTGCCGGAAGCCACGCCGGCCGCGGCGCCGGCACCGACGACGATGCAGATGCCGAAGGCCAACGCTGGCGTGACGTCGCAGCAGCCCGTCGTGTCGCCGAGCGCGTGGAACGAAGCGGCCATCGCGAAGATGTCGCCCAGCGAGTGGAAGGCCAACAAGGCCGCGATCCTCGCCTCGCTGTCCACGGGTTGACAGACTGTCATAGGCGGTAGTACGGTAGCCGTGAGGTGAAAGCCTCACGCGCTCGAGGCAAGCTCTCGTAAAAAGCGACAGGCGCGGCCAACGTCAAACCTGCACAGGAGGCCACTACTATGGCTGACGAGATCAAGTTTTCGACGCTGTCCGGCAACGCCCGCGTCAGCGCCGTTCTTCACCAGACCATCCTCGAGAAGCTCACCGACAAGGCGAGCCTCGTGAACCATCCGTACATTCTCGCGTTCCAGAACATGAACAACAGCGGCTCGTCCGCGCTTCAGGTTCCGGTCGTGGGTCTCGGTGGCTACAACGCCATGGCGGCTGTGGCTGACGGCGTTGCCGCGAGCAACACGGCGCTCACCACTAGCGCCGCTACCATCACGATCGCTCGTCAGGCGCTTGTCCGTCAGATCAGCGACCTCGCGAACCTGACAAACAACGTTGCCGGCGGCATGGGCGTTGGCATCGAAGGTCTCGCCGAGGACATGGTGGGCGCCTACAACAAGCGCGTTACCGCGATGCTCTGCGGCCTCTCCAGCGGCTTCACCAACTTCGTGGGATCCACGGGCTCTGACCTTACCGTCACGCGCTTCTATGACGCCATCTTCAGCCTCCAGCTGACGGCCAACGATAGTTTTATGGCTATCCTCCATCCCCAGCAGATCAACGATTTGATGACCTCGCTCCGCTCGGAAACTGGCCCTGGTCAGTACCTTGCGGCCACTCAGGAGCAGGTCAACGCGAAGGGGCCAGGTTACAGGGGCCAGTTGTTTGGCGTAGAGTTGTTTGGTTCCACGCAGGTGATTACTGCCAATAGTGGAGCCGATTACCTAGGTTACATGTTCTCCCGCGGTGCGGTTGGATATGCGACCGGCTCTGCCGCTCCCGTCCGCGGCGCTGGCGAGGTCATCCTCCCGGCCGGCACGCCGATCGTGGTGGAGCTCGCCCGCTCTGCCGAGGCTGGCCTCTCCACGATCGTGGGTTCCGCGTTCGTCGGCGTGGCCGAGCTTGACGACGCCCGCGGCGTCGGCATCCTCTCCGACCTCTAGGCTGTCCTAGCGTCGGGGCGTGTCCGTGCTTATTGTACGGGCACGCCTTCGTGCGTAAGGAGGGTTCAGTGGCAGCAACGTTCACGACCGCTACCGGCGGCACTTTCGCGGGAGCACCCGCATCACGACCGCAGGCCATGCGCGAGGCGGTCAAGCTCGATCCGATCCCCGTGTGGTGGTACATCCATCACCCGGCACGCTGGCAGCTCGTCGGTGAGGATTGGATCCCTTGGCTGTCCGAGCTCCGCGCCGATCCCGGCGTGGGCAACGTGGATAAGGACGGGAACACCGACATGGCCGAGGTGATCAAGCGCCGTCAGGGCTGGACGATCATTCCGTGGGAGGCAGAGCCTGGTGGCTACTGCGTCGCCTATGATGGTTGGGCCGGGCCTGTGCATCTCAGCAAGTGGCAGACGCCGCGCATGGTGGCCGGTCAGGTGCGCGTGGCCTCCGATGAGGCCGGCTACTGGGCCTTCTGTCGTCGCCTCGTTGCGGAGGGCTACATCGCTAAGCCTGATCCGGATTTTATCGACGTCCTGATCGAGCGTCAGGAGCGCAAACTCGCTGAATGGGAGGAGCGTGCCAGCGTGAACCCCTACATCGCGCAGATGCTTCCGGCCGAGCGCGCTCTCCTCGAGCGTATGCGAGTCGCGAAGGATCGCCTGTTCGCTGAGCCTGTCGAGGACGCAGCGCCGAAGCGGGTGCGTAAGTGAGCGGCGAGAAGCCGGGGTATCGGCAGGCCATGGAGCGCCTGACGGAGCGCCTCGTCAACAGCGGTGTGCCGGTTGACAAGGCGCGCAAGGAAGCACAGGACGCAGCGCAACGTGCGGATCGCAAGGAGCGCGATAAGCGGTAGCCAGGTGGAGGTCGGGCATGTCCCTCGCAGAGACGGTCTACGCTGCTCGGTTCCGCTCGACGGAGACGATCGAGCGTGGACGCCAGCAGACGCTCACATGCCCGACCCAGCGTGCAGGCGCCACGGCCACGCCGACGAGTGGGACGATCACGATCTACCGGCCTGACCAGACGGTTCTCGTGACGTCCGCAGTCACGATCCCCGGAGGCGGGATCGCTACCTACTCGCTGGCTGCGGCGACCACGACGGCCGAGCAGCTCGGCGAGGGCTGGCTCGTTGAGTGGGCGCTGGTGATGCCGGATGCGGTGACGCACACGTTTAGGAACGATGCGGCGCTTTGCCGCAGAACCCTCTATCCAGTCGTCGCAGATGCCGACCTGACGCAGCGTCACAGCGACCTTCCCAACCTGCTCGCGTCGGGCACGACGTCATACCAGGCCTACCTGGACGAGGCGTTCGCCACGATCGGGAACCGGCTCATCTCGCAGGGGCGCCGGCCGTACCTGGTGATCCAGCCCAGCGCCCTGCGCGAGGCGCACGTTGCGATGACACTGCACTTGATCTTCCTCGACTTCTCGACGTCGGCCGGCGACTCGGGACGCTGGCAGGCGCTCGCGGATCACTACATGCGCGCGTACACCGAGGCGTGGAACCAGCTCAAGTTTACCTATGACGAGACTGACGCCAACAAGGTGGACGCCACGATGAAGAAGGGCGCAGCCTCGACGGTGTGGCTCAACGGGCGCGGTGGACAAAACTACTGGACGCGGTGGTACTGATGGCTGCGAAGAGCATCCGTCAGTTGCGCGAGGACGTCACTGCGCGCATCCTCACGCTCACGGGCTGGAAGGAGTCGAGGGTCGCGCCGGATAACTTCGGCCGTGACGCTGACAGCATCGCGCACAAGGCATTCGCGGTGCATCCGGCAGAGACGGCCGACATGCGCGCGTACCGTGGCCGGCCTGCCGAGGGCCTCCTGGTCGAGACGTCGCTCGTCGTCCACTACTGTTGGCGCCTCGCGCCGAAGGGCATGAGCGACTCCTACGATGACGCACTCGATGGAGAGGCCGCAGTCGTCAACGTCCTGATGGCCTACGATGCATCGTGGCCTCTGTCCTACAAGGTGCAGGTCGTTCGCACCACGCGCACCACATCGGATAGTGGCGAGTGGGTGCTCGGGCAGGTCGAGACTCGGATCGTACACACACTTCCACTTCAATAGGGGGATCTCATGGCCGCTTCGACGGTGATCAAGAACTTTCGCGATGCAACCGTGATTTTCGCAGACGGCACTACGCCGACTCCGCTCTCTCTGACGCTCGCGCTGGAGGCTGGCGATCTCGCGCTCTCCGGTCTCAGCGAGAGCAATACCGAGGTCACGACGTACCTCGACCGTGGCGAGCTCGCGACCGTCAGGAAGACGAACCGCTCGTTCCCGACCGTGAGTATGACTTGTTCGATGGCAGATCTGAGTGATGCCACCGACAAGCTGATCTGGGACGCGGTCAACAAGACCGGCGCCTTTGCCAGCGCGGTCAGCACGATCAGCGGTTCGGATGCGTTCGGACTCAAGATCACTGTCACAATTGAAGGCACCAACTTCGGGGATTCGGCGGATCACACCATCGTCATGAACGGTGTTCACTGCTCGATCGACTTCGCCGAGGGCGACCCGAACACCTTCACGATCAACGGCACGGTGTACGGCAGCATCACCGCGACCTGATCCACGCTCAAGGTCGAACATCTCGCACGACGCCCTCCCTGCCGGTTAGGCTCGGAGGGCGTTTCATTCGGAGGGAATATGGACGTTACGCTCGGTCGGTTCACCATCGCGCTCAAGAAGCCCGCATCGTTCACGCTCGCCCGTGAGGTCACGATGGCCGTTGGCACGAGCGCCATTCGCGGACTCGGCGCCGCGCTCGGCGCGTGCTGGGGCGGGAAGCCTCTCAAGGCCAAGTACGCCTACGATGCCCTTGCCTACGGTGGCGCGGTCGTTGACGAGCTCATGGCGCTCGGCGTGCCGGAAGCGGAGATCTATGCGGCCGGCAAGATCGCCCTCGACCTGGTGATCGACAGCCTCCCACGCGAGGAGGCCGTCGCGCAGGCCGAGACT